CCCCCCCCCCCCCCCCCCCCCCCCCCCCCCCCCCCCCCCCGAGACACTTGTGGTTAATTACGCCACTTTATACAGCGTTCCAACCGGTGTAAGCAAAGTAGATGCCTATTTCTTACGGGTTTTCTTGTCAACCATAGGCACAAAAAAACCCGGCCCATGCGGGTCGGGTAAGAATGGGTTGCGGTGTTTTTACGGTCTCACGCGCTGGCCCCGGCCACCAGCAAATACACTGTTACCGATGCGGTGGCGTTGTTGGTCAGGGTCAGCCGCTTGTGGGTCGAATCAATTACGGCCCCGGTCGTATTGGGAGCGTTCCAGATCAAACCAGACGCATTGGTCCCTGTGCTAGCCAGGATCGGTACGCCCCCGGTGCTGAGCAGGTTTGTGGCTCCGTTCGTGGCATCGGCTGCCAGAGTAACAACTGCTCCATCGGTTGAGCAAACAACTTGCATAGCCAGGTGTCGGACGCGAGCAAAATTGACAGCTCCCCCATTGGGGTTCAAAAGGTCGGTGGTCAAATCAATCACTTGACTGGCGCTCGGTGCCAGGGTGTACGATGCGGCCCCAATCAGATCTACTTGGTCGGCTGCTGTGCCTGCTGTGTATGTGGCATTGATTGCCAGCGGCACGGACAGCGTTTGATTGGCATAAAATCCCGATGATGGGGTAAATTTGAAGTTGCTGAGAGCGTTGATTTTACCCGTGACCGTAGCTGCCATGTTTTTACCATTTGCCTTTCGGGCAGGTTGCGAGTTGCCAGGATATTTTCGTCGCCAGGAAACACCCACACACGCCGCACCGCTCGTTTTCCGGCAGGAAGTGCGGGCAAGCTTTACAAGTCTTGAGGCGGGCCTTGCGTAGCCTGGCGGGTGTTTGCGGCATGCCGTTCCGCAAGTGCTTCCAAAGGGCTTGTAGGAAGTTCCAGGCTTGCCGGGAAAGCGGTGGGAGTTGTGGCGGTGCGCCGGAAAGCTGGCGAGCGTGTGAACGCGCAGCCTCCAACCATTTGCCGGGATCTTGCTCGGCAAGGTCAATAATTGCGGCGGGCAAAACTTCGCGTTCGCGGGGTGTCAGGCTCATTCGTAAATCGTAATTGTCTGAGCAGGAACCAGTATGGAACCGCACATAGCTCCAGATGAACTGGTATAGCAATTGATGGTTAACGATGGAACTGCAAAAGTTGCTGAAAACGGTCCGCAAGAAACGGAGGAAGCGTTCACCGTGCCACTGTTAACAGCAACATAAAAACCACCGGGAGCGGCACCACATTGATAAGCACCTACGCCAAATGGATTGCTGCACTTATAAGCAAAACTGTAGGTCAAACTGACGTTGGAGCCTGAGCATTGCATAATGTTACCGCCGTCTGTCCACAATGGCACCCCGCTGCTTGTGGAATAATTCATGGCGACAACAGATGCACTACTAAACGTACAACCTATCCCGCAACGGGTTGAACCAATCATTACGGTCGAATCCGGATACGGAACCGACATATTTAACGCACGTTTGATTGGCACGTTATTGCAAGCGGAACAACAGGCATGCGACGAATCAGCGGCAAGCGTTACTGTGATAGACGCTTCGCAAATGCTGCCTACGGCAAGCGTTCCGGTGTAATTGGCATACCCTGCCACACTGGAAAAACTGACCGTATAATAAAGTCCCGAGGTTGTACTATAAGCCGAAAGGTCAAGACATACTTGACCGCTTGAATTGGTTGTTCCACTGGCTAAAGACGTGCCACTGGCATTATAAACCGTGACTGTTGCGCCTGATGCTACTTGGCGGGTGGTCTGGTAGCAGCCCTGGTACACGGTCCAGCATGTTTGCGCGCAGGAACTACCACAACACGCACAACTTGGTGACCATTGAAACATAGCTCAGCACACCAGTTGAATCAATTGAATCTCGCCTTCACAGGTGGCGCAATATCCAATTTTGGTGGTTGTGGTTGCGGGGTCAACGCCCGTGCGATTATACACCGTGATAGTTTGCGAGCTTGCCGAGAGCGAATGCGTTGCTAGGTAATATTGTACGTTGCGGCTACCGTTGTTTGGCCAAGATCCTGAAGACACAGAAATGCGAATTAGCCCCAGGGTGGGAATAGGTCGATCACCCGGCCCCACCAAGCCAGGGTCATGCCTGCGGCGCTCGGTTGCATCAACCGCAGTCTTGATGCGTTGAACGCCTTTTTTGCTGAAATTGTAGCGTTCACCCATCAGATAGACACCGGGAAGTGGAGTTGGTTAAAATCGGTTTCGGCGTAGATTTTAAACGTCACCATGGGCATGGCTTGCCCGGAAGAAAGCGGAAAGCTCAGTGCGGCCCCGGTGCTGTAATTGAGCGGCCTTGGATCGCTGCAAGGCTGGCCCGTGCTATCAGTGATTACGACAAGGCTACCGCTGACCTTTTGCCTATAGCCCACGTTGGCGGCTCGATAGTCCCACCCCTGGCCACTGTCACCACCCGTAACTGACCAGCTTACTGGGCGAATAGCGAATTCGTATTTCACCTCGTAGTACAGCCCGATTTCCTGGTGATACTTCATTTCGCCAGGGTCAACGGATAAGCACTTGGCTGTGCGTGCGGGATAAGTAACGCCCGCAACGGTCCAATCTAATGAATTGACGTGATCCCGATATTGTGCGGCTGTGTAGTCGTTGAAATCACGCTCGCGCCTGTAGATGCGTAGCAATGGGTAATGGCGTTCGGCGTCTATCGGTTCGGCAAACCGATCACCTGCGGTGTTTTGAAGTACGTTGCCTGAGTTATCAATCGTAAGTGCATAGGCTTCGGCCCACTCGCCACGTTCAAGCCGGATTGGTGCGTCTGCCGGTGATGGTGGGATGCTGTCCACCGTCAGCATGGCCACCTGAGTGGGTTCCCACCGGCCTGTGACAATCCAGGAATTTTGAATCGCCCCTTCCATCGTCAAAGGACTTTCCTCGCTGATTCGCAGCTCGGTCAGGTAAATATCGTAGCTCTCGTAGTAGTTTGAGCCAGGTGCGGCAATTTGCCAGCGGTAGCCAATGTCAATCCCGGTCTGATTGACAAACGCGGTTAACACCGTGCCTTGGTGGTAGCCCCGGTCAGGTGCAATCACTCGCCAGGATTTGCTAAAACCAAGCGCACCCACGGAAGATTTGCTTCCTTCGCGGCCCGGTAATTCTGTGATAACCATGGTTGGCATGTTAGAATCCCACCGCTGCGGCTTGTTCGGGGTTGCCTTTCATCCATTCCAACATTTTGGCAAGGGTGTCAGCGGTCTTGGCGGTGTTTTTCTCCACGCCACCATTGCCGCTGCCAGTGCGGGCAGCCATTTCCAGGCTAAATGCTTCCCGGCTTCCTGCGATTGCAAGTCCAGCTCGCTTGGTGCTTGCGGCGGCTAGGTCTGCTTGGCTGGCCATACCATTGGCGGCGTCTAACTGCCGGGCAAGGTCCATGATATTGCCCTCGCCAAATTGGCCCTTAAGTTTCAGCAGTTTGAATACATCGTCATTGGCACCAAATTGCTTTTCCAGCGTGGTCTTGGCAATCTGCTCTTTGAGGCTTGCACGCGATTTGAGCGCGTCTCCAAGCTCTTTGACCTTGGCTTTCTGAGCGTTGTCTGCCATGTCAGCCTGAACTTTTTTGGCCTTTTCGGCTGCTTCCAGTTGTTTCAGTTTTTCCTGCGTAATCACGCCTTCAACTTTGGCAGCCGCTTTGCCATCTTCGACATTGGTGAACTTTTTGAAACTGTCTGTGCCCCCTGCTAGCTGATAGATGGCGTACTGTAGTTTTTGCCAACCTTCCACCACCATTTGCAACGTGCTAACCAGCCCGTTCAGCAGATCGCTAACAAACTTGACCACGGGAGCCAGGAATGTGCCCAACGTGCTGATAAGTTTCTCAAAAGATGCTGTGAGCCTGGCGAACGATCCCGAAGCGGTCTCGGCTGTTTCTGAAGAGGCCCCGGTGAACTTGTTGGTCTGGCTCATGAGCAATTCGAGTGTGGCCAAGGTTTTGCTTTGCTGGTCAAACTGACCATTGACCTTTTCCACACCCTTGGCAAGCAGCAACTGTTCTACGGCTGCCTGTTTGATGCCCACACCAAACTTTTCAATGGGGTCATATTCGCCACGTAATGCAGACGCAATAGCGGTGACGGCATCGGCTGCACTGTAACCTGTGGCCGTTGCCATATCGGCCGCACGCTTCAACAGCATGCTGGTTTTTTCGGCGGCTGCGCTTGCTTCAATGCCGGCGTTGGTCAGGTTTGCACCAATCTGCACGGCAAGCTGTGAGGTTTCGACCCGTGCCAATCCAAGACCGCTTGCCAATTGTTCAATCGTCCCTTTGACTCCACCCGAAGCTTGGCCAAAAATGGTGTTCAGGGTGCGGCCCGAGGCTGCTAGCTTATCGCCTTGCAACGCGGCGTCCTTCATGCCGTTGACCAGAGCCAGGACAGCACCACCTTTGACAAGCCCCATTAGCCCGCTCAATCCAGCCAGCGCACCACCGCCCCCGGTGGCAGATTTCAGGCTGAAAGCTTCCTGTAGGGCTTTCTTCATGCCATGCACCTGCTTGGTTACGTGGTCAAGCTGGCGCAGGGCTTGCTCTGCGGCCTTGTCAAGACCCCGAGTATCGCCCTTGAAGCCTACCGAGACGGACCCTACAAGAGCCATCAGAGTGTTCCCTTGTAATTGTTAATCCAGGTAGCAAGCTCAATTTCAATGGTTTTCAATGCAAGCGGACCTTTTAAAGCGTGCGCCTGTTCCAGGAAATGCTTGCCCGCAATTGGCCTACGGGAGTTGCTTTTGCCACGTTTGCCACTCTTCCAACCAAACTCTTGAAAAGCCCCGTAGAATGTTTTGCCAGTGTATAGGTTATTGCTTTTGTTGGTCGTCACATCCAGCTTTTTGACACCTTTGCGGGTGGCACGCAAAACGCGGATTTTCAAGCTTTTGCGCAGCGTGCCAGTATCCTTGGGTGCAAGCTGTTTGGCAGTGGGTAGCACATCCTTGGCCCCGGCCCGCAACGCCTTGGTCAAAATCTGGTTTTGCACCTTGGCAGGAAGTTTCTGAATGGCTTCCCATGCGGCGGTGTTGTCAATCTCTAGCGATATGTCCATTGCTACCCATCAACGCGGAAAGGTGCCGGATTGCTTGTATGGCGTCTTTCCCTTCAGGGGGGACATCTGCCATAGATCCCCGAGGAAGGAAATCGGAGGCTTGCTTGAATTCTGGTCGTTTTGTCCAGGCTTGTGCAAAGTTGTGAACGACGGCCGTGAGCAAGGCTATCTGGAACGTCTCGTCAGGTCTGGGTTCCAGGGCAAAATAGTCTACCCAATCCCACAGCTCTGCGGCTGGCATATCGCCAAGTTCGTCAACGGTTTTGCCAAGCTGCAATGCAAGCCGGTGCAAGAATAAACGCGCCGGGTGGCGCGTCAGTCTTTTCCCTGCGGCTCTCCTGGTGCGTCTTGCGGTGGGTTGTTGAGTTGCACGCCCGCAGTAATCAAACGCTGTGCAAGCTCGGCATCTGCCTCTACAAGCTGCGCGGCTTGTTCGGGCGTGAATAGTGGCTGACCATGTTCATCAGCGGCGTAGAGAGCTAACAGAGCGGCTGTACGCTGCCCGGTGGGCAAGGTCTCGGCTTGTGTGATCGTGTCAAAGTCTCGGACCTTGAGACGGCGCACGTAGGTTATGGCGTCGGATGCAATCTCGGGCAGTGGCACGACCATTACCCGAGACTTCACCAAAAACGCTAACAGGTCTGACGGGCTTACTGGCTGGCTCATGCAATCACCGGGATGGAGATAGCGGAAAGGTCAAGATCGGCAACCAGGTTGCCATTGACTTCAACGCCCGAGGGCTTGAATCCAACAACGTAATATTGAGCGGTGTCCGTGCTGTAGCTTGAGCCGGTGTCCGGGTCAACGTAGGTGATCCGAAACCAGCTTGCAGAACCACCCGTGAGCATGGCACGCAACGAGGAATGCCCGGTGTCTTTGGGGTCGTAAAAAACCTGTGCGCTGAGGCTTGGTTTCTTCAGCAAACCGGGTCGAATGGTTTCGAGTGCGCTGGCCAGGTGCGTCTGGTCCACCTCATTCATTTCCAGGTCAGGCGGGTCAATGCTGACTACCTGGACCAATGTCGTAAAAGACGCAGACGCCGCGGACGCAACCGCAAGCGCCGTGCCCTTGCCAAGAATCACTTTTGCCATTGAAAAGCTCCGTGTTAGGTGCGGGCGTACCGCATGATGAGGGAAATAGAGGCAACCCGTACCGGTTTATCTGTGCCGTCTGCCAATCGCTGCAAGTTGTATTCAACGCTGTCCAGGATGGTTTCGCCCACGTACACACCGCCACCCAAAACACCCTGGAAAAGTGTGCGTAAGTAACGTGCCGTAACAGCTTCCATCATGGTCCTGAGTGTGGCTTTATCTGCGGCGACAAGATCCAGCGTTACCGACTCCGCAACAATGTGGCCCCTGCCCGTCAAATGCACCGGGCTTTCCTCTTGCGTGGTATTATAGACCACGGCCGGAATGGTGCCATTCTGCGGAATCATGCTTTCGTAAACTCGGCCACCCACAATGCTGGTGAGAGCCGAGATATTGAGCAGATCGGCAACAAGGCTTTCTTCAAATGTCATAGCTGTGAATACCGCATTGTCATGGCGATGGTCGCAACCCGAACGGGTCGGTCTGTGCCATCAGATAGCCGCATATCTTCAGAGTCCACCGATTCCAATATCGTTTCTGCCACATAGACACCGTTGCCAAGCTTGCCCCGGAAATCTGCGTAGACGTAGCGGGCTTGCACTGCGTCTAGCATGGCGCGGGCTGTGGCCTTGGTGGGTGCAATCAGGTCAAGGCGAAACGATTCATCGCGGGTGTTGCTCTGGCCAGCCAGGTGCGGTTGCGAATACTCGGCCGAGGTCATATACACCACGGCAGGCAGGGTGGCCTTCTCAGGAATTAGCCCTTCATAGATCCGGCTGCCGGTCAAAGCGGTCAAAGCGGTAATCGTGTTCAAGTCTGCAAGCAATGATTCTTCAAACGTGCGAGGCAGTGCGACAAAGACCGCTGTTCCCGTCCCGCTCAAGGCCCCCAGCGTGGCCGTGAGCGTGCCCGTCGAGGTTGGCTTGACGCAAACACCACTGGCAACGAGCGAGGCATCAGAGAGGCTAATAGCGGC